AGGGCGCGGCCACCGCGAGCGGCGATCAGGGCGCGGCCACCGCGAGCGGCTTGAGGGGCGCGGCCACCGCGAGCGGCGATCAGGGCGCGGCCACCGCGAGCGGCGATCAGGGCGCGGCCACCGCGAGCGGCTTGAGGGGCGCGGCCACCGCGAGCGGCTTGAGGGGCGTCGCTATCGCTACCGGTTTCGCAGGAAAAGTTCGTGGCGCCGTGGATGGCATCGACCTGTTTGCCCGCGAGTTCAAACTTGTCGGCGGCGAATGGAAACGCCTATCCATCGCCTGTGGCACGACGGGTGTTGACGGCATCAAAGCTGGCGTTTGGTACGTCTGCGAGGGAGGCCGCTTGGTAGTCGCCGATGAGTGACGATCTTCTCTTGGCTCTCGTGTGCATCGGCTTCGCCGCGATGCTCGCCAGCGCCACCGTCTCGGCCTTCGATATTCGCCGGCTGGCCCGGCTGAACAGGAGCAAGCCATGATCGACTACGATGCCCTCGCCATTTCGTTGTTTGCGCTATTTCTTGCGATCGTGGTGCTTTTGATCCATGAGCGCAACAGGCGCCGGCGCAGGAAGATCGTCGCCGACCCGCCGTGGTGGGACGAGTTCTCAGACGGCAAGAAGTTCGCCCCGGATAACGAGGAAACGCGCTTTCGTCGCGCCTACGCCGAATCCGATGGCGATCATCGTTCCTATGTCGATTGGTACAGGGGGAATTGAGCCATGGCCGCGCTCACTGATTTCGACATTACGATTACGGCGGACTCGCTCAAGGCCGAAGCGGTCAAGGGTAGGCCCTATCGCAGTGCGCCCGCGCTCAATCTGTGTTTCGACGACAAATGGTTTCCTGTGTCGATCGTCTTGCGCAATGCGACCGATGTGCAGGTCCAGCAGATCGCCGACGCGATCAACGCCATCATGGATGGCCGCGCCGTCACTATCGCCTCGGAGGAGTGACCATGGCAACGAACCGCATTGACCGCGCCGTGCGAGACGCGCAACTCGCGCTCGAACTGGCCCGCATGAAGCGCGACACGCGCGCCGAGGGCGAGGCGCTGCGCGCTCTGCATGCCGCCCGCACCCGCCAGATGAAGCGCGACAAGCGCCAGAAGCGCGGCGAGTTCTCGCCCGAGGCTCAGGCCCGCCAACTCCCGGTCTATGACAGCGCCGCGCGCCGCGCGATCCGCGAGGCCTTGGCCGCCGCGCGCACCGGGGCCGGCGTGATCGCCAAGGTTGCCCTCGTCGGCCTCTACCTTGCTGGCGTCGGCGGCCTCGCCCTCGGCGCGCAACTCCTTCTCAACGCCTGAAAGGCCTCGTCATGTCCACCGCCTACGACTGGTATTTCAAACAACTCGACGCACAGGCAGGCAAAGGACAGCCGCCCGAGACGACGCCGGGAACACCTTTCTCCGGTTTCTACCGCCTACGCCGCCGCATCATGATCGACAATCCGAACCCGCGCCCCGGCGAGTCGCGCAAGAACCCGAAGGTCATCTATGAGCCCGTGGCAATATGGGTTCAAGACGGCGAATGGTGCTGCGCGAAGCCGGGCTACGTCCCGACCAAGGCGGACGAGATCGACGACCTGTTCTCGCGCGTGTGCCGCGATGCGGTGACGGAGGAAGCCTATCGCGCCGTGGTTGCCGGCGGCGCGTGGCCGGACGATGTTGCGGAGCGCGCACCTGCCGAGCGCATCGGCCCGACCGAGACGCAGGAAGCGATGTACGGGCAGGGCAAGGCCGCCGATGCGCCTACGACGACGGTTGCTGGCTCCGAGCCGGGCAACGAGCGCGCGACGATCGGCGACAATTCCGGCGCCGCCTCGCCCGCGCAGATCATGGCCGAGCGGATCGCCGACGTGAACCAGCAGGTCGCCGACTGGCTGAAATCCATCGGCGGCAAGATCACGACCGACGAGCAGGCCGACCGCGCCGCCAATTTCGCCGCGCTCCTGGGCGAACTCGAGAAGGAGGCCGAGGCGCTGCACAAGGTCGAGAAAGCCCCGTGGCTGGAAGGCGGTCGCACGGTCGACGCGGCATGGAAGCCGCTGATCGAGAAGGCCGCAGCGTCGAAGGGCCGCGTGAAGCGCGATTACGTCACGCCCTACCTGGTCGAAAAGCAGCGCCGGATCGACGCCGAGGCAAAGGCCGAGCGCGAGCGGATCGCCGCCGAGCGCGCGCGCGCGGAGCAGGAAGCCGCTGCGGCCGGCGTCGAGCCGCCTGCGGTTGACGAACAGCCCCCGGCGACACCCGAGCCCGAGCGTGTGAAGGCTGGCACGCGCGGCGGCCGGGCGACCGCCCTGCGCACGGTCAAGGTCGCCGAGATTACCGACCTTGCGGCGCTGGCCGCTTTTCTGTGCGGGCTGAACCCGCCGCCCGCCGATTTCGTCGATGTGTGCAAGAAGCTGGCCGATCGAATGATGAAGGCCGGCGTGACCGTGCCCGGCACCAAGCTCAACGACGAACAGCGCGCATCGTAGGAGGAACCCATGAACGATCAAGCGAATCTGCCTGCGATCCGACCGCAAGGCGTCGCCGGCGCCAAGCCTCTGGCGATCGTCGCCACCACGATGGACGAGGCGTGGCGCATGTCCGAGGCCATACACAGGTCCGGCCTCGCTCCCAAGGATCTCAATTCGCCCGAGAAGGTGATGGTGGCGGTGATGTACGGCGCCGAGGTCGGATTGCCGCCGATGGCCGCCGTGCAGTCGATCGCGGTCATGAATGCCCGCCCGGTGCTGTGGGGCGACGCCGCGCTTGGGATCGTGAAGTCGTCCGGCCTATGCGTTTACGTCAAGGAATGGTTCGAGGGCGAGGGCGACGACCGGGTTTATTATTGCGAGACGCAGCGCAAGGGCGATCCCGAGCCGGTGAAGCGCGAATATTCGGTGAAGGACGCCAAGCAGGCGGGCCTTTGGGATGAGCGACCGCGCGTCCGCAACTACAAGGGCGAGGATATTGCCAACCCTTCGCCATGGTTCCGGTTCCGCCCGCGCATGATGCAGATGCGAGCGCGCGGCTTCTGCATCCGCGATGCCTACGCCGATCTTCTCAAGGGGATGCGCCTCAAGGAGGAGGTCGACGACGGCAACGTGATCGAGGGCGAGGTTTCAGCGCCTGCGAAGCGTGTCCCGCCACCTGCGCCGCCCCGCGAGCCGCCCGCCGCCGTCCGGCCGACGGAGCCCGCCAAGGAACCCGAGAAGCCCGCCACGGAGGCGGATGCGCCCAAGGATGGCGAGAAAGCCGCCTCTGACGCCCCGCAGGCGCTCCCTGCCTATAAGGACGGTCCGACCGCCTTCCTCGAAGCATTTGACCGGCTGTGCGACGGCGCCACGACCATCGACGATCTCGACGCCCTGTTTCACGAGCATGTTGATCCGATCTCGGACGACATGGATCAGCCGGGCTATGAACAGGCGATGGCCTTCTACCGGAAGAACGAGCGGAGGTTCGAGCCGTGAGCAAGATCATCTACCGGGACTACGATATCAGCGAGAACCCGTGCAACATCGCGCGCGAGTGCGATTTCGTGTTTTCGCACAAGGACTATGACGGGGCGCCCGACGGCAACGATAGCCGGTGCGGTTTCGGCCCGACCATCGAGGACTGCATGGCGCAGATCGACGAGTTGGCCGACGCCGTCGGCCTTGTGACGACGGGCGCCTGACCATGAGCCGCCTGCGCTTCGTCCTGTACACCGATTTCGTCCGCCAGAACGCCGTCAACGCTGTTCTGGCGGCGAAGCCGGAAAGCATTGTGACGGTGCAGGGGCCGCAGCGCACGCTGCCTCAGAACCGCAAAATGCACGTCATGATTCAGGAGGTCGCGGATCAGGTCGATTGGGACGGCGCGCGGCGCTCGCTCGACAACTGGAAACGGCGTTTCATGGATGCGCTCGACCGCCATCTGTCCCATGAATCCGAAATCCTCTCGAGCCTCGACGGCGACGGATATGTGCGCCTGAACCGATCGACCACTGATCTGTCGATCGCCGAGTGCGAGCAAATGATCGAACTGATTTCCTATTTCGGCGCCAATCATGGCGTCGTGTTCCACGAGCCCGAGGACGGCCCGCGCCCGGCGCGGAAGAAGAAGGAGAAAGCGGGATGACGATCCACATCAATCGTCCATCATCGACTAGGTTCATCGCCGCCGTTCGCAAGGATGGATGCAGAAACTATCAGAACGTGACGAAGCCATTGAAGCGTTCCGACAAGGCGATCATCGCGATGTCGAAGGTTTTTGCTGAAGGAAACTATAAGCGCGGGATCGTTTTCATGATCGCTGACTATTACGATCCTGTTTTGATTGCGGAGATTATCAGGAAATGACCCGCCCATCATCCGTCGAGTTCACCGCCAAGACGCGCGACCAAGCTGCGCAACGCGCCAATGGCAAATGCGAAAAATGCGGGATGCCGTTCGGCAAGAAGAAACCGCAGTTCGATCATATCCTACCGGCCGCGCTTGGCGGGAAGCCGACGATCGCAAATTGCATGGTGCTCTGCGTCCCCTGTCATACGGAGAAGACGGCAAAGGCTGATGTTCCGCGCATCCGCAAGGCGGATCGCCAGCGGCGGCGAGATAACGGATCGAAGCTCGCGCCCACCAAGCCGATCCAGTCGGCGCCCTTCCCCGAGGTCGAGAAGCCCGTTCGCAGCGACCGCAAGGAGAAGATCGACAAGAAGGCCCTCGCTCCTCTGCCGCCACGCAGAATGTACCGCGATGCTTGACTTTCGCGTAACACGAGCGCAATCATACAACATGATTGAAGATCGCCAAACAATTTCCGTTCGCGTTTCAACCAAGGAACGCAAGGATATCAGAAAAGCCGCTGAACTTGAAGGCTTGAACAATGCGACATGGATGCGCACTGCGCTTGTGAGGGCCGCGCGCGCGGTGCTGAGGAAGGCTGCTAAATGAGCGAGACAAGAGAGGCGCTGGAAGCATTTGCTCGGGCGGCTGAAAACCTAGACGACGCGACCCCGGATCGCGCAGATATATGGGAGCATCCTGCGGCCATGTGCATCACCGCCGGCGATCTGCGCAAGGCGGCTCGCGCGTTCAGCGCCCTCTCCGCTCGTGATGAGCGGGCAGAGGAACGCGAACGGTGCGCGCGAGTGGCCGAGTGCTTCCGCGAAGACGAGGGACCTGTCGCTTTCCGCATCGCCGCCGCCATCCGCGCAGGAGGCACCGATGGACCTAAGTAAGCTGGAGGAGGATGCGGCGCGGGCGGCACGAGACGCCTTGAACGTGGACGGCACATTCGATGTTCGCTCGCCTGACGAATGCTCCTTGGACGACAGAGAGCAAAGCGAGTGGGACGCAACCGTGCGCGCAACCCGCGCCGTCCTCGCCATCGCACTGGCGGCGGCTGCGGAGGAAGACGAAAAGCTGACGAACGGCGATCTGCTGCTTGCCGCTGGCGAAATGACAGCGGGCGAATTGCGCAGCGTGCGCGCGATCCTGAAATGGCGATCTGCAAAGCTCCGCTCCCTCGCCATCCTACTCGCAAAGGACGGGATGGAGTGAGCGAAGCCCCGCTTGAGGATGACGATGATGCATAACCGCTTCACGATATTCGCCGCGATCTACCTATGCCTATGGTTGCTCACGTGGCCTGCGCTGCTGGCCGATCTACAAGCCGACCGGCGTGACAAGGAGTCTGCGGATCGCAACTACCGCCATGACATCAGCGTGGCGATGTTCTGGGCTATGCTTCCGCCGATGTGGGTCGCGACGCCGTTCTGGACAGACTTCTACAGCCACGGGTTTCAGTTTGGAAGGAGACGTTGATGCCTGACATTTCCATGTGCGCGCACATGCCTGTCTACGGAGACGGCTGGCACGCGACCGGGAGCAAGACCAATGCCTGACATTGACGCCGAGAAAATCGCAGAACTGCGCTCGCTGCTGGCGAAGGCGACGCTGGGGCCGTGGTCAACGCATCTTGTGGATGACACCACGATCATGTCGCCTGCGCGACAGGCCGCGACCACTTGCGACAGTTCGCAAACTAATCGCGAAGATGTCTACGATATTGAATATGAGCAGATGGAGGCGGATGCCGCGCTCATCGTCGCCATGCGCAACGCCATGCCCGCGATGCTCGACCTCGCCTCCAAGTCCCTCGCGCCAGCGAGCGGGGAAGATGGGGAGTTGCTGCGCGTCGTCGATGAGACATTGCAGGCGATGGCCTCGCTCGCGTCCGTCCCGATGGATCTATGGGACCGGCACTCGAATGCTGTGTTGGAATTGATCGCGTTGGCCCGCTCCCTTTCCTCTCGCGTGGAAGAGGTAGAGCGGGAAAACGAAACGCAGGTCATAGAAAGCATCGCAGTGCGCGACAAGTTCATAATCGAACGCGACCTGTGGCTTGAGTTCGTCAACCAGCTTCCTGACAAACGTCCGTCTTTGGATAGCACGGTAGCAGCCGCCATCGAAGCAGCCGCCCTTACTGCCGAGAGGCGCGCGAAGGAAGAGGCAGGGCTGGATCGCCGGGCAGAAGAACTGCGAGAAGACGCACGGTTAGGAGCAGCCCTTGCCCGCGCCGAAGCCGCCGAAACCCGCTCCGCCGAACTGGCGAGGGCGCTGGATGAGGCGAAAACCGGACTGACACTTGCGGCTAACGACTTCCGCGACATGGCATTGGCTGCGCACGAAACCGCTCAGGCATTCCTTGCCAAAATCGGGACCATCAAATTCTCGACCGCCCGCGACGACTTGCTCCGCGAATTGGCACAAGTCCAGAGGCCAGCCGACGCCGACGACCGCCCCTGCGATGATACGTGGGAGGACGCAAATCTTCTGTGGGACTTCGCTGACCGCGCCCGCGCCACCTTGGAGGCTCCCAATGCGTGACGAGAAGAAGTGCGAGACGTGCCGCTGGTGGCGAGCGAGCTTGTCAATCGCCCCATTTCCCGGCCGCGAAAAATTTGGGCTCTGCATGAACCCCTTGAACGACATGGCAAACTGGAATGTCGTTCACGGCGGTGCGATCCGCATGATTTCTCGGACAGAGGGATTTGCGACATGCGGCGAACATCAGCCGAAGGACTTTCCCAATGCCTGACCTCATCACCCGCCTCAGAGAGGCGAAGGAAGGAAGCAGGGAACTGGATTCGCGCGTTTTCGAAGCCGTCGATCCGAATTTTCCGAAAGCAGCGACGATGCTGATTGAGGTCGCGCCCGGCGACTTTCGATTTGCGATCGGCATGTACTCCTACGTCGACGCGCCGTTTTACACCACCGACCTATCCGCCGCCGTGTCGCTATGCGAGCGCGTGTTGCCGGGATGGTGGTGGCGCGTCGGAACGTGCTGCGTCAGCGACGATGCGACGATAGCGCCCGACTATAATTCGCCCAAGCATGGCGAACGGTTGCATCGGGAGTTCCCGCTGACGCCGCACGAAGATGGTTGCGGCGGCTGGCTTGTGGACGTTGACCAGCGCCCGCCGCGTTCGGTCGCCATCGCCCTTACCCTCGCCATCCTCATCGCCAAGGAGAGGCGGGAGCCGTGAGCGATACGCTTCGCGTCCTCATCGGCTGCGAAACATCAGGCGTCGTGCGCCGGGCGTTCGCCGCGCGCGGTCACGATGCATGGTCGTGCGATCTCTTGCCGAGCGATGATCGCAGCAACAGGCACATCATCGGAGACGTGCGCGACATTCTGGACGACGGATGGGACTTGCTCGCCGTCATGCATCCGCCCTGTACCAGGCTCTGCAACAGCGGCGTCAGATGGCTTCGCAAGCCGCCGCCGGGCAAGACGCTGGATCAGATGTGGGCGGAGCTTGACGTAGGCGCCGCGCTGTTTTCGGCCTGCTGGAATGCGCCGATCCAGCGCGTCGCCGTCGAGAACCCCGTGATGCACCGATACGCCAAGGAGCGCATCGTCAATTTTCGCCCGGCCGCGCAGACAGTACAGCCGTGGTGGTTCGGGGAGCCGTTCTTCAAGGCGACCGGACTTTATCTGCGCGGCCTGCCCGAGTTGCGGCCGACGAACAGGCTTGTTCCGCCGAAGGCCGGAACGGCCGAACACAAAGCCTGGTCCGCGATCCATCGCGCATCGCCGGGCAAGGATCGCTGGCGCATCCGCTCGCGGACGTTCGACGGCATTGCGGAGGCAATGGCTGACCAGTGGGGCGGCGATCTCAGCAGGCGGGAGGCGTCATGATCGCTCATAAGGACAATCTTCCTCGTTTGCTCACCATGGACGATGCGGCGGCTCGCTTGCACGTCTCGCGCCGCTGGCTTCAGGGTTTCCTACGCGGGCGACCACTCGGGCGAATGGCCGGGCGAAAACGCCTGTTCACCGAGTCCGATCTTGCCCGCATCATCGAGGAATTGCCATGCCCATCAAGCTCATCCAGCCGCGCGAAGGCCGGTCGAAAAATCGGTTATGGGCGCAAGGCTCAGTGCTTCGTCACCCAGTTTACGATCACGCCTAATAAAGCGGATAGGCCGGCGAGCAGGGCGCCGGTGATTACGACCCACATCCGGTTCGCTGAGGCGTCGCGTGCGGCTTTGACGATCTTGAATTCTGTCTCCAGTTTCGCCAACTCAAGATTGGTCTCATGCAGCGCAGTTGTGAGCAGGTTCACATCGGCGCGCGTCGGGATGTCCCTCGCCGCCGCGACGAAATCGCGGGCGAAATCCGCCATCTGGCCGACCGCGTTGAGGCGATCCGTGATGAGCGCCTGCTGACCGGATACAGTCCTCACCTCGTCGCGGAGGTCGTTCAGAACTTCCCATTTGCGCTGACGATCGGCCTCCGCCTTGTCCTCCCGCGATGCGATTTCGTTGAGCTGCGCCTCGAGTGCGGCGATCCGCTCGCCGAGCACCGCGCCGTTGTGACCGTCCGCCACCGCGCGATCTCACTCAGCTTGCGGATTGCGTGGCAACGCCACGGCACACGCGCGCCTCGCTGTCAAAACGGAACAGACGCTTTACGACGGCGACAACATCCGCATCGCCGGCCAGTCGCTCGACCAGCGCGGCGAAGCGGTCGAGTTCGTCCGGCGTTAGAACGCCGGGGCACACCTTGGCGATCTGCCGCTTGATCTCCGCGCGTCGCGCGTCAGCCGTCGGCGCCACCGTTCTTACCGCCGCGACCGGCGGCGCGATCTGCTGCGGCGCGCTCACGCATCCGGCGAGCAAGATCAGCGGGAGTATCAGGATCAGGCGGGAGAGTGGCGCGCGCATCGGCGATTTCCGAGATTGTCTGCTGGGTTTCGTTCGCGGCCTCTGCCGCCCCCGCGCGCTCGTGCGCGACGTCGGAATCGGTGCGCGAAGCTGCTTGCTCGCGCGCACCGAACCACGACCTGAAGAAGGAGCCGAACAGCGCCCCCAGCAGAGACGTGAGCCAAGTCACGGCTTGGCCGGCGCGGGCGCGTTCGTCGCCTGAAGGATGCCGATCTTGCCCTGGACGATACGCGCAAGCTCATCCGGCGTGAGACCAAAATGAGCAATGGCGTCGGGCACCTTGGCAATGAGCAGATCGACGCCCTGCTTGACGAGCGGACTGCGCACGTCGATCGCGACATTGCCGAGTGGGCCTTCCATGCGGGCGATGACCGAGCCGGCCGCATTCATCGCCGCGTCCTGGATCGTTTTCTGCATGTTCGCGTCGAGATCGAAACCGAGCTTGGATTTGAGCAGCACGCCGATCCAGCCGAGCGCCGTCGTGACGACGATGCCGACGACCATCACCAGATAGGGCTCCAGCAGCTTGTAGACCGGCGCCACGGCGACGGACGTATCGTCGGCGGCAAAGGCATGGCCGGCGAGGATGGAGCCGCTGGCGAGCGCCAGAAGGCCGATGGCGGCGAATGGCCGCCACGAGTGATATGGCTTCATGAGAGTTTCTCCTGTTGCTCGCAGCGCCCGGCGAGCGCGGGATCAGTTGCAGGACGCCGGATGCGCGACGCAGTGCACGGCCAGCCGCGCCGGGGCACAGCCCGAGACGACGACGGCAACGAAGAGGATCGCCGCCGCAGCTATGGCGTACTCGAGACGGGTCACGGCTTCGCTCCATCGAGTTTGAGCGCCAGCGCCAGCATGGCGTTCTCGCGGCGCATCCACCCCTTGCCGTAGAAGGCGAATGTCTTGAGCGACCGCCAGAACGAGCGTCTGCGACGGTCAAGCCAGCGGATACGGTCGCCACGCTGGAGGGTGGCGCTGTCCCTGAGCCATTGTGACGCGCGGCCAACGCCGCTGTTCACGGCAATGTCCATCGCCAGCGCATCGACGCCGGGGGCGAGCGTGTCGCCGCCGATCGCGTCCCAATAGAGCTTGCGGTAAATCTCCGCAGCCGTCTCGCGCGAGAGATTGCGCATTTCGGTCACCGTCGCCTTGCGGCCAAGGCGCTGCGAAAGGGTACGTTGTGTAATGCCACGATTGGTGGCGCCGCCGGGATCGCGTGGGTCGTTGACGAACCCGCCTTCGAACTGAAGAACGGCGGACAGGATCGCGTCGAAGTTTCTGGCGGCCATCTGACGCTACCTCCAAGCGATACGAGTGCGCCCGCCGCGATGCGCGAACCTCACTCCGTCCTCGCGCCCGCCAAGGCTGATGTGGACGTGGCGCACGCGCGCGTAGTCCGTGCTGTAGCCGCCGCTCCAGCCGCGCAGATGCGCGTAGATGCATCCGGGATTGCCCTGCATATCGACGGCGTGGCCAGAGGCGTGCAGCGACATGCGGCGCGTGCCTGCGACGCGGGTGTGCCTGACGCCGGATATGACGCGCGAGCCACAGGCGCTTTCGATCTCACGCGCCTTGGCGGCGAGCGGCGCATGGACGCCGGCAAGGCGGCTTTCCGCGCGCATGAGACGGCGGGCGAAGCGCGTTGTTACAATTTCGCGCGTGGTTCTATAAGAGCCGGTCGCTTTGGTATAAGTCATGCCGTGCGACGCCCATTCGAGCGCCGATTGCGCGTGCGCGCGTTCGGCGGAAAGAAACAGTGCGGCCCAGATCGCCAGCGCGATCAGCGCAGCCGTCAGGGCGAGGTCGAGCATGGCGCGAGCGTGCGCGCGAAGCGAAACAGGCATGATCTTTTCCGGATTGTCAGTCGCTATTTACGGCGACCGTGGCGGAAGACTCTGGCTCTTTCAGAGCAGCAACCTGATCCTCTAGGTCGCTTATCTTCTGATACGCATCAGCGAGCCTGACGGCGAGATCGGGGAATGTGTCACCGAGAATGCGCGACACTTGCGCCGGGTCGAGCGAAACGGCGTCGCCAGCGCGTTCAACACCTTCAGCGAACAGCGTTGACGTTATCTGGTGTGCGTAGAACGTCCCGTCAGGACGGCCCCGCACAAGAATCTCATAGAGATATGTCTGCGGATAGGTCATCGGCAATCCTGTGCTTAGAGGCAAATCCATGAACCGTTCAGGACGATCACTGGAATCTTGTTCGCACCGCCGCCAGCAGGAGCCGTGTTGCGACTTGAGGCAAATGCGGTCGTATTGTCGGTGACGATTGCTCTCGACCCATCGCCAACAGAGGCGGCGGACGGCAGGGTTCCGACAGTGAACGATCCGCAGCGAATGGGGCCGCTCACATGGAGAGTTGTAGATGGGCTTGTCGTGTTAATGCCGACATTATCGCCTATCCTCATGCGCTCTGTGTTTGTCGTTGCGCCATTCGATGTCGTCAGGAACGAGATGAACGTGCCTTGTGCAGAACCTGACCAATTCTCGTTTGCATTGAGAGTGACGCTCGCCTTGCCAGTGCCCGTGTAGCCAGATCCGGTATACCCAAATCCGGTGAACTGCGCGATGGTATCGCCGCTGACCAATGCGGAGGGCGAGGCTGCGCTTGTGTTGGCGCGACGGAATGAAAGAGAGGCGGCCGCGCCAAATCCGTCCAGCGATATACGGGACGTAATGCCATCTGGGCCTGCGACCTGTAGCGCCGTTCCGGAAGGTGGCGAAGGGGCAGACGCCGAATTTGTGTTGACTGTCTGAACCGCGCTCCATGTGTTGGCCGCGCCAAACAATTGGGTCGAAGTGCTCGCCAGATTATTGAACGTCGGCTGTGCATAGGTCACGTCGCCTGACGTGTTGATGCCGGTTGCAAACTGGCTTGCGCCTGCTGATGACGATTTGACAGCGCCGAGCGTCGATGCGGTTGGCGCGATAAGCTGAGACGCGGAAATCTGTCCGGTCAGTTCTCCAAAGGTTTTTGCGCCGTCAGCGCCGGGGTTTCCTTTGGAGACGATCTGAAGCCATTTGCCACTATCGAATGTAGCGGTCGTCGTATGCGCCGTTACGCAAACATAGAAACTGCCATTGTATGTGACGGATGTAGCAGGACGGACGGATTGCGCGTTGATCCCTGCCGCATAAGCGACCGGAACGGCGAATGAATCCACATACGCAGCCGGGAGCGTCCCCGGAGGCGAAGTCGGAACGGGGGCAAGGGTGACGACGCCAGTCATTGTCAGACAGCCGGGACGCTATCGACCCATCCCGAGATCAGGACGGAACTGAGGGCGGCATTGTTCGATGCGATGTAGACCGAATTGCTTTCGAGGATCATGAGATTCGATTGGCTCGCGGCAATAGATGTAACGACCATTGGCGCAGGGTTGATTACGGACGCTGCATTTCCGTACGCGCTGTTCGGCGCTACCATGGTCGAGCCGCCGGCGCCCGCAACGGCAGTGAGGGTTACGGCAATGGCCGTCGCCGTTGTTGGCGCGGCTTTGCCTGCTCCGGTCACCTGAAATGCGGTGTAGGTCGGAGTCGTGATATTGCCGGTGCTGGCATTGTTGAGCATCCACATGGACGCCGTGTTGCTGCCTGCCGTGACCGCATATTGCGCTCGCGTTCCGCGCTGGATGGTTCGATAGAGCTTGCTGCTTCCATCCGTCTGAACCGCGCCCAAACGGACATAGTAGAGATATGTCGCAGGGAGCGTCGGGGTCGCCGAAATGCTGGCCAGGCCAGCAACGCCAGAGCCTGTCGAAATCAGGAAGATGTTGTACCATGTGCTGGCCGCGAGCGATCCCGTATCGAGCGCATTCGCACCCGTCGTGGTCAGGTTCACGGTGACAGATACCGATGAATGTCGCCCGTTCCCCGTCGCGCCGCCGATCGTGCAGGCATCGCACGTTACATCAACCTTGGTATCCGGCGTCGCGCCATTGTTGGCGATCTTGAGATTGACCGCAAACGATGGGAGCGGAATGCCCGGCGTGACCTGCTGACCTAGATAGGTCATGGTCAGATCGACTTCGCTTCCCATCGCATAGGCGTATGCGGTGTGCGTTCCCGACTGAGAGCCGCTCGTATTGATCGCGGTTCCGCCCTTGGTCGCGGCAAGCTGGAATGTGTTGGTCGCAGGTGAATTGACGTAATAGATAGTGTTTGCTGAAAGGCCTGTCGGGAGCGCGCCCGTGGTCAAGAGAACAATCGGCGTATCGGAAGTTAGGCCGTGGCCAGCCCATGTCACAACGCAGGGAGAAGCGATTGTGATGGTTACAGCCGATGAGGAAGTTGCAGCCGCAGCCGGAACGCCCTTCACAGTCCCCACTGGCGCCGTCGCCAGCTTGTCGTTGGTGACGCTGTTGGCAGTCGATGGAAGATAGTTGCTGTTGGCGTAATTGAGAGTAACGTAATCCTGCGCCGATGAAGGATCGCCCGCGCCCGTGCATTTGTTCCCGCCCATCGGCAGGTTCGCCTGCATCGGGGAGCGGCCCTGACGGTCAACGGAATTGGTGATTTCGTTGCCTATATCCGTTTCCAGCGTGTTGAACGCGGTTGAGGATATGGTAGCGAGAGAGACGGCGGCGGTGTTCGCAGGCGCTACGTAAGTGCCGTTCGACTGACGGGGCATTTAGGGTTCCCTATGGATATTGATCTGGACCCGAAGGAATGGAAGTCCGAGCGGGACAAGCCTGCGTTTCCGGTGTTTGGTCCTAAAGCCCCGGAGTTTTTTGCTTGGCTGGCAGGGTTCGGCGCGACTGTTCTTCTGCTTAGTCTCGCTAAGGCCTATCTGTTCTGACCAGCCCTGTTGCCGACGCCTGACACGACTCCCTGACTGAGAGCGGCGGCGAGAGCCTGCCTTGAAGCAAGTTCAGATTGAATTGCATTGAGCATAGGCGCGATCGAGCCCTGATCTCCGCTGCGGAGAAGAAGTTGGGCGAGCGCGGAACGGACAGCGGGGGTATTGCCTGTCAGAGCGTTGCCGCTGGCGTGGATTGCGTTAGCCCCCGCCTTTACGAAATTGCCATGAAGGGCATTCCAGAAGATGCGAGGATCAATTCCGGCCGCTTCCTCGTTCGCCAGATTGTCAGCCGTGCGGGAGCCGCCGAGGGCTATCCTGCGCGTTTCGAACATGTCCATCTCGCGCCCGAGGCGCTGTGACAGCGTATCGGCTTGGCCGGGCCGATATGGGCCGTTGAACAAGGATAGCGCGGGGAGTTCGGCCTGTGATTTATCGGACGTGAACTTGCGGGCCGCGTTGACGCCTTGCGCGCCGCGTTCAATACCCTGATTTGTGGCGTCGGCATACCCGATGCGAGCGGCTTGCTGATTTATCGGAGACAAAGCGCCGAAATCGGCAAGATTGTCCGCTGCGCGCCCGGTGCGCGCCATGTCCCGCCCCGCCTCGATAGCCTCACGCGCCTGCGCAGGCCCGGCGTATGCCGCATTCGCCTCTCGATAAGCGGGGTTGTAGTCGTTCAATTTGGCTAGGAACGCCTTGCGGACGCCATTGATTGCAGAACCCATCTGCGTCATGCGGCCCGTAACCGGGTCGCTGTGTTCCTCCACCAATTTGTCCAGTCCGATCTTGCCCGCCTGTAGCGTCCGCATGTTCGGAACGCCGCCGAAGATCGGCTCTCCCGCCGCATCGAAATCGATAATAGCGTAGTCGTGCGGATTGAATTTCTCGCCCTTGGCCAAGGCGTTGAGGCGCTGGATTTTTACGCCGGTCGCAAGGCCCTGCTTCATGATTGGGTCGTCAAGAAACTGTTGAATGCGATCATCCCATACGGGACCGACTTGCATGGCCTTGTCGTAGAGAGGACGCGCGGCCTCGTCGCCTTCCTGAAATAGCCTTTGGGTCGCTTGCTTGGCGGTTCCGTTCACGCCAAGCGCCTCATCAATCTGGCTAGCAACGCGATTGGCCTGTCCAGCTTGCCGCCCCTCGAGGAAGTTAGTTACGGCAGTTCGGCCTTCGCCCGGTGCGCGGGCGACTGTCGATAGAAGGTTCTGGCCCGGACTTCCAAGAGCATCCGCGAGCGTATAGACGCCCTGTCCTGATCCCGCAGCGTCGGACACCTTTTGAGCGACATCACTCGATGTTTGCCCGCTTTCCGAGAGAGCCCGGACGAGCCGGGCGCGAGCAGCTCCTTCCGGATTCCAGCGAGCAGCGATGTTGGAAATAACCGGAGACAGAGCGGCTTTTCCAGCAGCGCCTACAGCCGGGAGCGCCCCGCCAATGGCCCCACCAAGCGCCGCGCCCTGTCCAGCGCCTTTCAAACGACCTTCAATTCCATCGCCTTCGTTGAAGCCGGTTATGCCGCCATAGGCAGCGCCTTCGCCCGCCATGGCTGCTGCACGAGGCAACAGCCCCTGCCCAGCCTTGACCAGCGTAAGGCCATTATTTGCGAGCCCTGCGCCCGTTGTAATGCCACCCGCCGCGTTGCCGATGGCATCCGCAATCGGATGCTCATCGCGGTATTTGTCGCGCATCATGTCCTGACGCGCCTTGGCGTATGCGTATCCTTCTGTCGGGTCGAACGTGCCGCGCTTGGCCATTTCTATCGGCGTCTGCATGGCAGAAAGGATCGTCGGCGCAGCGCCAAGAGTCAGGCCATTCAGAATGGAATTCTTCACGCCATAGCCAGTGTCGCCGTCGAACGCCTGCATCCTTGACAGATCGTCCTGCGCGGCCTGCCGGTATTTGTCCTGCTTCTTCGCAGGCTTGAATTCCGCCCACGGATCAGCAGGCGTGAATTCCGCCCAAGGGTCGCTCATCGCGTGAACGTCCTTCCGTCAGGGGTTTGGAACATTGTGCCGGGCGGGAGCTTGCGCGCGTCTTCTGGCGACTGGACGGCAATGGGAGGCTTTCCACCGGCCCCAACTGCATTCTTGATCGAATCCCAAATGCCGGTTGCCTGCGATCCCGGAACGTCAGGCCCCGCAGGCGGGGCGGTGAGGTCAGGCAGATGCCCGCCCTTGCCGGACTGAAGCTGTTTTTTCGTAAGATCAATCGCGTTATGCGTGTTCGCAATTTCACGATGCATCATGCGAAGGACAGCCTCTACGCCCTCCGGGCCGACAGCCGTATTCAGCACTTCATAAGCGTGGTTACGTTGAGAGTCGGTGGGGGTGCCAGTCGGCGTTGTTGCCTTGGCATAATCGTTGACGGTCGTTAGGAGGGCCGTGCGGAAAGCAGCGAGTTTCGGATTGGAAACCGATCTCTCGCCCATCTGCAAGAGCTTGTTGATCGGAACCCAATCCGTGCGCGGGAGATCGCGCGAAGCTTTGATGGCGGTGTCGATAGTGGCGGCAGCGGCATTGCCGTACAGCGTGTTATTCGCTGTGGACGTGCCTAGCGTTCCCTGCTCCTTGACTCGCCCCGCCTGATTGGCGCGATTCTGGAGAATGGTGTCGGCGTTAAAGCCGCCTTCCATATCTTTGCCCATTTCGGCAGCGCGGGTTTCGACGCGACGGATCAGGCCGGGGTCTTTCGCAAGGCCCGTCTTCCATGTCGTATCGCCTTTTATCAGGCGGGTGGCGAGGCTTTCGACAAGGTTCTTGTCTGCGTCCGTATCGAAGTTGGCGAACTTCATCGCCTTCTTGTTCTGCCAGTCTTCGAACGAGCCTTTGAAACCGTTCTTCTTGGCGTACTCGTATTCCCTGACGGTCGCGGGCTGGCTTTCATCCTCCGTGCCAGCGGGGGCGGTGAAGATGACGCGGCCCGTGCGCTTGTCCACGAGGTTCTTGCCGACAACCGCCGTATCGGGCGACGTGTCCTTGTTCGCAGCCTGATAGAGCAGCCCAAGCACCTGCCGCTGTTCCGGCGACACACGCGGGTCCGCCATCATGCGCAGGATTTGCATCTGACGGGCCTGAGACGCGCCAGCGGTCGCTTGCGTGGACTGAGCCGCTACAGGGGTAGCCGCTGCGGGAGCGGGAGCCGCAACCGTCTTGGTCGCTGGCATATTGTCGTCTTCCTCGTCGGCGCTGTCGCTCTTTGCCGCCATCGCGGCATTGAGCTTCGCCTTTGCATCCGGCATGAGGCCAGCCTGCGATAGGCCGCCGAATGGCGACGCGGACGGAGTGAGTTCGGGAGGACGCACGGGAGGCGTCGGGACGTTCGCGGCGTCGATAGCGGTTTGCGCGGGCGCAGAGGCCCCTCCAGATGCAGGCTGTGCGATATAGGCCATTGCCTGCTGCGGGTCGGCGGAGGCGACCTGTACGGGCCTTGCGCCGCCGAGCGCGGTCATGAATTTATCGACGTACCGATTCCCGGTCGTTCCCAAAACGTCGGATTTGTTCGCCCCAGTCGAGAGCGGGCCGCCTGTGAACCATGCCGAAGCCGCGTCTTGCGGATTGCCGTATTTCTGCAAATACATCCCGAAGCGATGATTGAAAACAGCATCCTGTGCTTTCGGATCAGCCAGGAACTCCTGCGGCGACATTGGCCGTCCAAGCGCGGCCTGCGTCCATTCGGGGATATTTGCGCCCATCACCTGATAGCGGCCATGGCCTTGGTCGCCCGTACGCGTTTTCGGGCCTATGGCGCCGTAGTCGCCTGACCCACGGCTTTCGACTGCGGCAATCGCGTCGGCATAATTCGACCCACCGCCAGCGGGGGAAGGTGTGGCCGGGGAAGCTGAGGGCGTCGCCGCCGCGCTCGCATCGCTACCGAGCAACCCCGGCAGTTGACTCTGAAACCAGCTTGCGTTTGCCTTCGCGGCATTGTCCGCGCGGCTTTCCTGCATCCGGCCATTCAAGGCAGCGGCAAGACGCGCAGCGCCCTGCGTCCATGACTGAACGGGGGCATAGCTCGTCCCCTCCTTCGTCAACGCATCGGCCATAGCCTGCCTGCGTTTGATCTGATCGGGCGTGAGGATATTGGCCTGAGCCTGTGCAGGATCAGCAGAAAGCGATTGAATGAGATCGCCAAGCGCCATCAGAGAAGAGCCCCGAGAAGGTTTCCACCCAAGCCAAACAGGCCGCCCATGAAGGCGTTGTTCTGAGACTGCCTCATTCCAGCCGACTTGTACGCAGCGCCCATCATGTCGGGAGATTGAATGCTCTCCTGTGGCGTCGTAGTCAGGCCCATGCTCTGGACGGGTTGCGCGATCTGCGAGCCGCCACGAAGCGCCGCCAGCGCGTTGAAGGGAGAATTGTACTGCTGGATCGCCGCGTTGTTCGCCTTGTCGTAGGCGTCAAGGAACATGCTGTCATAGGCGCGGCTGCGCTGGTCGCCGAAGTCCTTCGAAGCCGCAGCGTAGCCCTCCGATCCGGGCATGAGGCCACGGTTAGCCATCGTCGCATCGAATAGCTGCTGTTTCTGCTCCCACTGCGGGTCGAGCGTGCGCTTGCCGATTTGCGCGATGCGATCCGCGTTCGCTCCATAGGAAAGGTCCAGCGGCGTCGTCATGGCGGAGCGGGCGTTGTTCAGAAGGTCGCCATACGCCCCCGCCGATCCGCGCGCATTGCCGATGTTGGCGTCAAGGAGCGCCTGAACTTCCGGCGTGAACTCCTGCGTCGCGGTGTAGCCGCCCGGCGAATTCGGGTCGGCTACATATTTCAGCGAGCCGTAGGGCGTGCGCTGGTTGACCATGTTCATCTTCTGCTGCATCGAGGCGGCGGTCTGGTTCATGCCAAGCTGCCCCATCGATGTCTGCCATGGATCAGGCGCTGAATTGTTCATTCGGATTGGTCCTGATTAGCTTCTGTTCGCTGGCGAGAAGCGCGTAACAATGCGCGTCGTCATCTTCGTAGAAATCCTTGGCCACACATTCGAAGCGCATCCCGAGCGCCCGGCAAGCCGCCTGCGCTCGCGTATTCGACGCCTTCGTATGAACCGTGATGCGTCGCGCCTTCATTTCATTGAAGGCCAGTCGCGCGATTCCGCGCACATCGCCAAGGCCAAGTCGTTTCGATGCGCAGATTGACAGTTCGACGTTAGGCCCGCTGTAGTTGGTGAAGGCGATGGCGCAGTACGGAAACCCGTCGTCGCCGGTCATGACAAAACCGTAGAACGGCGGCGCAAGCCTGATTTTCAGAACGGACGATAGAATGAAAGCCGCAACGCTATCTTCGCGGACGATCATCCAATCAGGTTCCCCGCCTCGTACAGAACGTCTATTTGCGTAAGCCGGACGTCTGGCGTGACTGACGCGCTCGAAAGCGTCCATTGCAGCACAGGCGCGACAATCGAGCCTAAACCTGTCGCCATCACCCAATTCGACGTATTGACCAAGGTAGCGGGCCATACGTCCACATCCCACCTCGCCACGTCCCATTGCGCGCCAGTTCCGGTCGAGGCAATGGCAGTCGGGGCGAGCGGAACCATCGTGTCATAGTCAACGCGAATATCGATCTGCGGCGTGAACGAGATATTCGACTGGATATGCGGGCGAACCAGTTTCACCTGTTTCTGGTTCATTGAGCCGTTCAGGCTGTCGAAGGCCTGGAAAATGACGGCGGTGTAGTTCGTGTTGTCGTCGGCTCCGCCTACTTCCGCCTGCATCACTCTGCCATCGGACGTGCCATAATAAAGCCCGTTGTTGTAGACCGCGAAGCAATTGGCGTCCCACCCGGTATAGGTAGACCATGCGCCGGTTCGCGTGTTGACGATAAGCTGTGTCCTGTCGCCCACATTCTGCTTCGGGAGATTGAATATCCCCATCGCCTGCAACGGCCATGAGGTCAGCTCCCAACCGGCCAACCCCTGACGCGAGATCACGGCGTTCCGCCATGCGGGCGCAATCGGCTTTGTCACCGCGATATTTTCGAGTGCGACCTGATCCAGAGCTTCGACCTTGGACATGGGGACAATGCCGTCATCGGTCGCAACCAGCAGATCGCCGCCCGCCTTCATCAGGCAACGTGGGCCAAGAGGCTTGGCGACCTTGTAGACGCCCTTGAGCGACCACGTTGTCGGGTCGAGCCCGTCGTACATCGCAACCTCGCCTTCCGAGGTTATGACGCAGAAGCCCTGATAAATGCCGGAGGTCGAGTCGATCGCCCAATCTCCGCAGGCGATGATGTATCCGCCTTTGTTGAATATCCCAGTCATCGGGAACTTCGTCGCCGCGCCGCCTATCGCTTCGACGCCGAGATACCAGATATTCAGGCTGTTCGTTTCGACAAAGTACAGTCGCGACTTGAACGTCCAGACATTCGAGAAGACGGCGCCCGTTGTCGTCGTGATCGGCGGCGACTGGTAAATGGTGAGCGTTTCGGTAGCGCCCGCTGTCGCGTTCTGCGACATGACGAGAGTGCCGGCGCCCGTATTGATTGAAACAATAACAGTTCCGGTCGGGATATTTGCTCCCGTGACCGTCTGCCCTGCCGCGAGTCCGCTTGTAGAAGACAGGCCTGAGACATTGGGCGACCCGTTGGAAATCGTTCCGGTCACAACCCACTGGCGATTCCAGCCGGTTCCATCGAACCGCTGGACGCCATCAATGCCGTTGACCGCGATGAGATACGATCCGCCCAGCCCGGTGAACTGCGTGAACTGGAAATTGACGCCTGTCAGTCCCGTAACCGACGCTGCGCCCACCGCCCCCGTGTTGGACACATCGTAGATCGCATTGTTGCAGGCGGCGAACATCTTGGAATTCGCCGCCGAATTATAAGGCATGAGCGTCGAGACATTTGCGCTCGGCATTCCCGTCGCCCACGACTGCGATCCGCCACGAACCCTGATGTAGTCCAACTGGCAGAACACGTTTTGCAGGTAGTATGCCGTCTTCGGCGGGGGCGATGCGAGATTTTCACCCACATACCAGCCCATGGTTGGGGCAACGATGGGCTTAACGTCTGCAACCTGTCCCCTGTTGTCCTGCGACTTCGGTCGCAAAGGCTTCAGCATCATGTCGCGGGATTCGAGATGAAACCGGGCCAGTAATTATCTGGCCAAGGACGCGGCGCACTGGTCCGAACGATCCTCACATTGTCTTCCTGCGCAGAATTGCGGATCGCGGCCAGTTCGAAGGCGCGCATCGCTTCGGCGTAATCCAGCCCCTTGGCTTGCTTCCATCGATATACGGTTCCGAGCATGACCGTATTTTCGTCGATCAGCGACGTATCCGTATCCGCCGTCCAGCCTTGCGAGCGAGTTGTGCCAGCAGCGTTGATCGTCCACGCGCTGGAAAAATACCAGAACTTGACGATCTCGCCGCTCATCAGCGCGGGCCATATTTCCATCGAGCCGCCGATGAGACGCCACACGGGAAAGATCGTAGCGAGCGGAAGTGCCTTTCTGGCGTTCAGAATTTCGTCATTGACCGGCCCTTCAATCGGGATTGTCGGGCGAGACAGAGAGACAAGCGGGCTTGTCTGCGAGGTCGAAGACGGACACATGCGTTTCCAATCGCTCGGAAGCGCATAGAGCGTGGTTGACGCATCGCCAATGACTTCAGCCTCGATTTTCAGATTGCGCCAGTCGTATCGCTCCATCAGTTCGTGGCCGACCTGTTCCGACAGCGCCACAATCTGTTGGATATTCACGTCGGACGACGTGAACGCAGCCGTGGGGATTGGTGAAATCCCGCACAGCTTGCAAGTGATCTGGACGATGTTCAGAAGTGCCAATTAAGCCGCTTCCTCTTGTTCCTTGCGGGGCCGACCGGGACCGCGACGCTTTTCCGCCTCGTCGGAGATTTCCTTGATCTGCCTGCGCAGGTCGGCAATCTCGCTGCGCAGCTTTTCGTTCTCGCTTGCGTATTTCTGAGCCGCCGCACTGTCCTTGGCGGTGTCGAGAAACGCTTGCGCCTTACGCGACCATTCCAGCGCGCCGGGGCCGAACGACTGCTTGGCCTGATCGGTCATCGTCGCAAGATGCTCTACGGTGAAGATATTGAGATACTCAAATTCCTTCACCAGACTGCGGCTCATCGGAGCCCATACGCTGAGCGGCGTACCCGTATGCGCCTGCTTGGCGTTGTTTTTGAACGCCGCATATTCAAGAGCGAATTTCGTCTTGTCATCGGGTTCGGCCCAACGCTCAATGAGCGTGTTCTTGTCGCCGGGGATGATGATAGAGACGGATTCGGCGTCTTCCCAAATCTCGCGCCCTGCGTTCAAAGACTCAAATTCGTTCTTGCGGGGCTTCAGAGAAAATTCGACCAGTAGACCGTGTGACATGTGTTCCTCGGCTGAGTTGAGGATTTGGGGAAAGAGCGGGGCCGTAGCCCCGCCCGGTTATCGTCAGGGCTGAGGATCGCCCTGTGCGGGCTGCGCGGGAGCGGAAGGGGGCTCAAGAGCAGCAACACGTTTCTCGAGAGCCAGGAGAAGCTCAGCGATGACATTGGGAATGTCTCGCCCGTCCTCGCGGGCCTTCGTGATGAGTTCTTCCATGTCAGGCTCCATCAATTGGTTTTGTCCACCGTTGGCCAGCCAATGCGGATTTCCGATGCCAGAGACGGAGTGACAGTGACGCCCGCATTGGTCGCGGTGCCGTTGACCAGCGTACCCGATGAATTGACCATCGATATGGACTGGACCACGCCACCCACCGCCGTGATCGCGCCGATCTGCGTGGACGCCGGAATGCCGGTGCCAGAGATCGAGGCGCCAAGGAACGGGCCGGAAGCCAGAGAGACTCCGGTAAACGGACCCGTGATGTACGGCGAGCCGTTCGTCACAGTGCCGGTGAACGTCGCCACGGCCTTGGTAAAATTCACGCCAAGGATGAGCTTGGAACTAACCGTTGCAGACGCAGGCGAATTGATCGCGCCGCCAGTGGCGGTGGTTTCAATCGGCTTGTTGATCGTCTGCGTGGTGTAGCGACCAACGCTCTGGCCGGCATGTTGCAGCCACACGTAATACGTGCCAGCCGCGACGCTGTAGGCGTTCACGTTGCAGACGCCGACACGCGCGCCGAACGGGCTATTCGACGTGGTGAGCAGCGAGCAAGTGTAGTCGTCGTCCCATACGTAGAACTGCCCCGGAAGGAGCGTCGTCGCGGAACCAAGCACCAGCTTGCAATACGTGTACTCCGATCCGGAGTCGCCATAAGCGACATGGCCAAGAGCGAACGCCGGGGCGGCAACGCCCGAACCCGAAACGACCGTATCGAGTTCGTTGAACGGGGCAGCGCCCATAATCCCCGTCTGGAAGGTTGCGATAGTCATGGATCGATTTCCTTTTCTGAAGGGGACGGATCAGGCGGTGAGAACGCCCTGAAGGAACGAGTTGGAGATGGTCATGTTGCCCATCCAACCCAAGAGCTTCACAATCGCGTCCTGATTGGGATTCACGCGATCACCGCCGATTTCGACGAAGTTGCGCTGCGCGTGAGGACGAAGGAAAATGTAGTCCGTATTCAGGAAATACATCTTGCTCGTCGGAGCGCCGCCGCCGTAGCCGCCGTCAAGCACCACGTCAGCATTCATGTACTTGAGCGACGTAAAGCCGGCCTGAGCCATCTTGTCCGTCGTCACGCGCTGAATCGTCTGAAGCGATTGCAGATACAGGGCGTAGTAGGCGTTATCCGCCACGATCAGATCGGGGTGGTCCGCGCCACGAATGCACTTGAACCAAAGCTGGTTCATGTAGCTCTGAATGTTCGTGGCCGAAGTGGCCGAACCGCCGTCCGTGGAACCGGAGAACTTCTGGTTCTGCCAAAAGGTCCAGGTATTGCGCGAAATACCGCCGACCGTGCCGGAAGTCGGCGTGGTCGAGATGAGCAACTGCAAACCGCCGATCTGCTTGCCGGAATCGGCAGTGCCGTCCGAATAGCAATCGACTGCGATGTTGTTGCGCAGCGTCTTCTGAGCGTTGGTGATGCGCTTGGCCAGAAGCTTGATGATGGCTTCCTTGCCAGAGTTCTGCATCTGCTCAAGACCGGAAATCGACACAGCCGCAGCCGCCTGTTTCCAGTCAAACTCAGCCGCCGTGAACACGTCGGAAGGCTGGATATTCAGCAGGTCATAGCCGGCGTAACGCTTGAACGTCCCGTTCTCAGCGTACTCGATTTCCTGAACGATGGTGCGACCGCCATCGGCAGTTTCCACGCGCCCCTTCTCAAGGAGACGGGCGAGCATGGCGTTGTTCTTCGACACCGAGTCGGCGGCCTTGCCGGTGCGGTTGCGAAGGGTAGTCGTGATGATTTCCGAAAGATTGGGGGACGCCATCGCGTGGCTCTCCTATAGGTCAGACACGACCTTCTGCGGATTCGAATGCCGCGCGAACGTCGTCTTCGATTGAGGATTGCGGCGCGGACCTTGGCGAAGCGCCAAGCGTCGGAGCGCCAGTGATTGACCGCGATGCAGCCCGCGCTTGAGACGCGGCGGCAGCCTTGGCCTGAATTTGGTTTGCCGTCGATCCGGCCTGCTGTTTGAGAAGCAAGGGACGAATTTCAGGATGAGCCCAACACGCCTGCTCGTACGCCCTTTCCAGAATCTCTGACTTCGGAAGGTGAGGTTCCGAGGCTTTGATCTGCGTGATGAGCGGGGCCATCATCGGTTCCACGTTGGCGTAGAACGGATGCTTCGGGTCATTCGCGAAGCTCGAAATGACGGAATTGACTTCCCGGCTTTCGAACTCGCTCTGGACCGCTTGGCGGGCTTGCTGGACGATGGCGTTCATATCGAACTGAGCCGTTTGAGGCGGCTGGATCGATTGGCCCGGCTGCTCGAAAGCAGCGCCATACCGGACCGAAAAGGCTTGCGCGAGAGACTGCGGATTTACGCCGTACTGGCGGCAAATCGCGTCAATCCCGCCCATGAAGTCCTGAGACAGCATCTTGTCCACGGCGCGAACGCGCGTGACATATGCGCCTAGATTCGTCCCTGCCCGCTCTGCTTCATCGGCAACGGAGGCGCACCCTTCGTAGCGCCTCATGCCAGCGTGCATCTGCTGTTCGCGCCTCACAATATCGGCGCGAACATACGGCGGCAGTTCGTTCCAAGACGCCTTGGTCTGGACCGAGTAATTCTGCGGCGGGCCTTCTTGCGGAGCCTGCGCGGCGTCTGCCTGTTGCTGCCCTTCCTGCTGGACGGGTGCGGCCTCCGGGGCCTTCTGGATGGCCTCTACAGGCTTGACTGTCTCCGGCTCATCTTCAGCCTGTTCCGCCTTGGCGAAGCGCCCGCGCTCATCCCGGACACGATCTGCCTTGGATCCATCATCGTCCGCTGTCTCGATTTCGTCGGCGGGAACCTCAATGCCTTCCTCTTGGTCGAGGGCTGAGGCAAGAGCGGCGGCAAGCTGCGATTCATCATCGCCGCCAGCGGCGACGTTGGCCTTCTGAGACATGTTGTACAGGGGTTGCGCCCGGTGACGGCTGAGCCCGTCAGGAGCTATGGTGGTCGTATGCCTGCGCGATCAAAGGCGCGATTTCATCTTCGGAAGGGCCGTGTTCAATCTCGCGATTGGGCCGAACAGGTTCGTTTCCAATCTCGATAACGCCAGCGGCGCGGTACTCGTTACGCAGTTCGGACTTCGACGTGTAGTATTTGCCAGACACCGGACTTTGGACGCCATCCATCGTGTCAGAGATGAAATACGGCGTTGCGAAATCGGATCGCTTCGCGGGTTCGCCAAAGTGCGAGAGGCAATTATGCGGCCACGGCTTGCGAATATCGTGAAAGCCGTCGCAGCATCGGCAGAGACGATAGGTAGCGCGGGCCAACGCTATGAACCCTGCCTGAATCTGAACTCAGCGACCCACGGGGCCGCGCTAGACGATCCAGACACGCCCTCAAGAGCGTAGTATTTCCAGCCCGCCAAATTTCCATTCATGCTGGTCATGGGGAACGTGTTCGGAGACGACGAAAGCGCGAAGCTCGGACCTATGTCGGTCCACGATGTTCCGTCATTCGAGCCGACCCACTTCCAGGTTCCAATCCCGGTGCCGCCGCCGAGGATCGTGTAGAGCGTCGCTTCGTCAATATAGGCCGTCGCCCCATTGAAATAGAAAACGACGCGCTTTCCGGCCACCGCGACGGCGTTGAAATAGACGCCGGTATCGGCCGTGTTGCCGTTCACAAGCTGCGAGAGCGTACCCGCCATAAGCCCTGCCGTCGCCGTCACCGTGATCTGCGACGTGCGGTCGCCCGTGATGTAGGCGAAGCCGGACGGAACGTGAACCGGCGTAAATGTCCCCAACTCATTCCACGACGCCGCGCCTTGCGAGACGGCATAAGCCTGCATCGCGCCGTTCAGTTCCGTGTAGCTCGCGCTCATAGTGGAATTGATCCACGCCAACAGACGCCCGTTGAAACTGCCAGCCGGAATGCTGGCGCTATCAAACAACGCCGACCAATCGCCTTCGTAAGTCCATGCCGTTCCGGTGACCGCCCTGACCGACGCCTGCCGGTCGGATTGGTTCACGCCCATCAGGGTTGCCCATTCATCTGTGCGGCCTGCATGGCGCGCTCATGCTGCGCCTGCGCAAGTTGGTCCTGTCTATCCAAGCCCTGCGCCTGCATAGCCTGCGCGGCCTGCTGCTGCGTAAATTCCTGCTGCGCCATGTTCTGGTCAGACGCCATCTGCTGCATCTTCATGCCGTGTTCGGCCTGCTTCGTCTGATGGTCCAGTTGAAGCGCGGCAATCTTGGTTTGCCCTTCGATCTGCGCTTGCTGCGCGCCAATCTGCGCCTTCTGGATTTCGGCCTGCGTCTTGGCCATGGTTCCCTTGAGCTTCATCTGCTCATCTGGGCTCGCCTGCGGAGGCGGCGGGTTCATCAACAACATCCCAGCCTTTTCCATCGTCTTTTCAATCATTTCCTCAAGCGACGAAGGAACGCGGTACTTTCGGACGCAATCCTGCAACAACGCTCCGAACATCGGGGCAAGCGGCGGCATTTCCTTCATAATCGGGCCGAGCTTGGCGAAGAACTCGCCAACAGCCTTGAGCAGTTCCGTGGAACGCTGTTTCTGTTCGTTCTGGTCCGCTTCGATAAGAGAATCCGTCTCTACGTCGATCTTGTACGATCGCATCAAGTCGTCGCGCATCAACGCAACTACGGCATCAATCGTCACCGGCGACTGTTGCGGCGCCTGCGGAGAGGCGAGCGGGGCTTGTCCGATCACGCCGCCATCCCCGGTTGCATGGGCTGGCCCTGCGGCGGCTGTTGAGCCTGCTGCGCCTGTGCCATCAATGCCTGCTGCTGCTGCAATAGTGCTTGCTGCTGCAACTCAGCCTCTGTCGGCAGGCTCATGTTCGCCATCTTCATCAGCGTCTCGGGCTGGAACTTGTCCGCGATAATCTCTGCTCCGATGCGATAGCACTCGCGTGCGAACTTCGCCAATTCGTTCTGCCGGTCACGAATGCGAACCGATCCCCACTGGCTCTTGATGTTCTGCGCCGTGGCAGTTTCGTCCTTGTCGCCCTCGCCGCGCATGATGTCGGATATGCCGGTGATCTGGTAAACGTCGTCAATCAACTGCTTGCGCAGCGCGATACAGCCTTCAATCGTCTTCATCACATGCTCGATTGGCAGATAGACAATCGGTACGCCGCCCCTCCCGCCTTCCACGAACTGCGCCCAGTTCGGAATGGCGATCATGCGGTTTTCAAATCCAGCCTGAACAGCCGTTTCAATCTCTGGATTGGCTTCGCCTTTGGGTCCAGCCGGGTAGAAGCCAACCAGCTTCAAGCCATCTTGCAACGCAGCAATGCGCGCAGTCAGATCGTCTATTTCCTCGATCTGGTCCTGATAGAACACATATTCAGGCGTCGGAATAAGGCTGCTCGTCGTGAGCGGCCCATAGGCGGGCTTCGGACACGGGAAGAAACCTTTCAGCTTCAGATACGGCTCAACGATCTCAAGCGGCTCATTGCCGCCCTTGGCGATGAAATAGACCTTGCCCGAGGTTTTATCCCAAATCTCGTAGACCGTCGCCTTGTTCTTCGCAGCCTCCTTCGCGTCTTCCATCTGCTGCGCGGACGTGTCGCCGACGACCTGATCCAGCTCGACTTGAGCGAACTTTTCCTTGCCAAATCGCTTCACGCCGGCGCGCCGCGTCATATACGCCTTGCGCCAAACTGCCGTGACTTCGCCCCAGGTCCGCGCGACCGTATGCCCGAAGTCCTGCCAGTTAACGAAATCCCAGATTACGCGCTCACCCGTGATCTGCTCGGCAGGACTTTCATCCTCGCCCAAGGGTTCGCCGCGCTCATTAAGCGAGTTGCCCTCAGCATCCTCAAGCGCCTCTGTATCGGCCTCATAGCGCACCCATGCCGCGCCACGCGCCGTAATCAGGAAATCGTCCCTGACCGAGCGCATCATGGCGTCGAAGTCGGATTCGTCGGCAAGCGAGATAAGGCAACGCTCGCTGATTTCCGCGACGGCGCGCGCTATCGGGTCTTCGTCCTTGAAGCGACGCGAGACGTTCGGATGAGGCATCTTCGCATAGATCGCAGGCTGAAGCGTTGACACGTTGGAATAGAACAGCGACATGCGCCGGCTCGTCGGATCTGCGCTTTCTGTCTTCGCCCTTCGTTCTTCGGAATAGATGTTCCAGAGCTTCATGCCGCGCTTGTGCCAGTCCTTGAACGCCTTGTCGTACTGCTCAATGACGGCGAGCCACTTGATCTGCGTAGCGTCAGGCTCTGTCGTCTTGGCTGTGGCGTCGGCCTCAGCCGGGAGTTCACCGGCCATTTAGACCCGCATTCGCCGCTGTTTCGGAATGAGCTTCCATGCTTCGTCCAATGTGTATTCGCGGATGGTCCGAATAGGTCTCGCCTCGGGCGGGGCTTTCGGCGCTATCTGCTCCCGCCACGCCATACAGGCGTAGCGGAAGGCGTCAGCCGCGTGGCTGGTCCAGTCGTGCTTGGGCGTGTCCTTGTACGCCCGCGTCTTCTCGTCGTATTCCGTGCGATACTGGCGCAGGGCTTCGATGCCATCTGCGCACTTGTCCGCGTCGAACCAGATTTGCGGGAAGCTCACGCGGGCGGCGTTGATGCCGTCCATGATCTTGTGCGCCGGAACTAGTTCTGGATGGAGATTGAGTCCAACCAACGTCTCCAACCGGCTTCGACCCGTTCCAAGCTCCCGCACGCGCGCGTCATGCGGAACGAAGTCTTTCTCGGCTTTGACGCCACGGCTGGCGAGTTCGGCGGCATAGTGAGCCAGAGACTGGCCGTGGTTTTCGTAATAGTCCACAAACCGAAGCTCGTTTCCGGCGCACTGAAACATCCATATGGCTGTACTGTCGCCAATGCCCAAATCCCATGCCGTGTAGACGGGTAAGCCTGGCTCAATCGGAATATGGCAGATATGACCGGTCCGCTCTGCCTCCGCTATGTCCCTGCCGTAGTACGCGCCCATAATGGCGGCGGTCGGGTCGCACTCAAACTCAGATGCGTATTGCTCCGGGGTCATAATACGCTGAGCGTCGCGCAACTCGTCGTCGGGAAGAATTGCTGTCTCGGACGCCCGCAATATTTTACTGAACCAACCGTCTTTTTCCGATTGCGCCGCCTCGTATTGCGACCAAAGCTGGTTGCGGCCCTTCACCGTCCCGATGATGACGGCCCATCCACGCCGGTCAGAAAGAGCCGGTCGAACAACCTGCCCCCACAACGAAGGGGCCATGTCTGCGAACTCATCCAGGATAACGCCATCAAGCGCCAGACCACGCAGCCTGTCCGAATTATCGCCGCCATACAAACTAATGCGCGACCCATTAATTAGGTCTACCCGCAGTTCGCTTTCGTTCGGGGCCGCCGCCAAGATCGGTCGCGCAAATGCCTTGAGATAGTCCCACGCTACTGCCTTGGCCTGATTGTAGAAAGGAGCAATGTACGCATATCGCCCGTGCGGCTTTCTCAGGGCGTGGTCGAGCATATCCATAAGACATGCCACGGTCTTGCCCGCGCGACGATGCGCAATAACAACAGCCCATCGCTGCTTGCGCTCGTGGAAATCGATAAAGACTGCCCTTGGGGCATACCCAAGATCAACGGTTGTGCTTGGCACGGTTTTCGGCACGCGGGACGCCGCTAACGACAACCAATTGCATTGGACCTTCACCGTCCTCGCCAGTCATCGGCTGCGGAGCCTTGCCATACCCACGGTCGAGAATTTCCTTGATGGCAGCCACTCGGGACGCTTCGGACTCAGCCTCCATAGCGAGCCTAGCAAGCTCGTGGACGGCATTCTCTGTATACTGGCGGCATATGTCCCTTAAAGCAGCCGTCGCCTTGTTAGGCGTCCCCTTCTGCCTTCCGCCACGCCTTTCGCCCGGCTTGGAACCTCGTCCGCTAGATTTTGCTTTTTTTACCGTCGAAGCCGCCATGATGAGTTTGGCGCTCCTTCTCGCTGATTAGAATCCGTACCCTCCCATGAGGGCTTGGGAAAGATTCGATCTGGCCGGATATTGGTTCTGTCTGTCCATGCCGGGATACTGGTTCGGGAACAGACGTGACATGTCTATGCCCTCTGTCTGCGGGCCGTACACCATGGCGTCATTTCCATTGGTATATGCCCCCTGATAGCCATCTATCGGGCGCCAGTCGAAACGGCTTCTGCCGTTATCGAGGGGGCTTCCCTTCGTGGCGTCGTACGGACCTTGCCGACCTAGGTTCATGCCGGAATCGAATCCAGACTTCTGACCGTCCATGGATCCGTATCCGTTGTTGGAATTCATTGTCTTCCTGACGACGCGGCTGCGTCTCGAAACGAAAAGCGCCCGCAGGCAGTGCCCCGGGCGCAGGAATTCATCTTCAATTCCTGACATGAAAGTGATTTGCTCCATTTGTCAACGGCGTTTCGCGGAAAGCATTCCAAGTTCCACAGACAGCGCCAGCAGCGCGTCTCCCGTGTCCCGTTCTGACGGGTGGCCATGCGGTATATCCTGCCCATCGCAGGCCAGTGCAATCACCCATCCCTGCGCCGCGACGCCGCAACACATCATGGCGTCTTCGCACTCGTTGAGGCGGGCACGCCAGCCGTGGACCGTTTCGAGCGGGATATCCCCGCCCTTGCCCTGGATAGTGTCCGGGAGCGGCGCGGACCATGCCGCGAGCCACTTCCTGCGCAGCGTGGCGTATTCCAGCCCGGCGTCATAGAGACGCCGGTTCAAACCGAGCCGCAGCACGAAGCGGCCAAGCGCACACTCGGTCAGCGGGTCGTGGCTACCGCGCCTGTGGGGCTGCGCGAGAACCACGATCTTCTCAGCGTCCTGCGCCGATTTCTGCGCGGCCGCGATCTGCGCCAACGTCGGCCGTTGCAATCGCCCGCTTGTCTCTCGCCGGCCTTCCTTCCTCTTTCGCCCCCGCGCCATGAAACATTTCTCCCCAGATGTTTCGACGCCAGCACGCGCGCCAGATGATGACTACGACACGCGGGCGAGCCGGACGCCCCATCCGATAGGCCCTGCGCTCGACGCGCTGGCGGCGGTAGGAGGTCACTCTGCCGCCTCGCCTAGACCGAGACGGGCGCGCAGACGGTCTGACAACGGCGGGAGCCTCACGGGCTCGCTGCGCATGTCCTCCGCCGCCTGTATCGCCTCCTGCCGCGTCGGCAGGCGTTCCATCGCCGGTCGCATGTCGTCCGCGCCCCATTCGAGCTTTTCGAGCAGATCGCGGTAGGCCGCCTCGACCCGTGCTCGCTCCGCCTCATCCGGGACGTGGTAGGTGTCGGCGGAGAGGACGCGCGACAGGCTCGAAATCTCGGCGTGGACCGTCGCCAATTCGTTGCGCACCAGCGCCACCAGATCAGGCAGCGACGGCGCGAACGAGCCTTTCACGCGCGCCATGACGGCTTCGAGCGCCCATTGCGGGAACTGGCGAAGCTCGGTCACGTAGAGCCGGTCGCGCGCCTCTTGATCCGCCGCGTTTGCCGCCGACGGGAACCGCAGGAACAGGGCGATCACAAGGCCCGCCACCACGCGCTCCGCACAGCGGATCAGGGAGCGTTCCAGCGCCTCGCGCCGCGCCACGAGCCAGCGCCGGTCGTCAGCCGTAACCGGCGCGGTATCCGGCAAATGCCATCGACCGTCCGGGGTCCGCTCCAGGCGGCTCAGCAACGCCCGCAGCCTCGTATCGTCCTCCCGGCTCATCGGCGCCGGCCGCAAGTGTCCCGTCGATTGTCTGGCCGTCGTGGGGAGGTTCCGCATGGTCTCGGTCATCGCTGAATCTTGCTAGTCTGTCGTGGATCGTGGGGCGCCGGGCGGGGCTGGCGCGGGCAGTTACGACGGCCGGCGAATCCTCAAACCTGCGCTGGTTCAGGAACGTCGCCGGGTTGAGCCATGGCCTGTCCGGCGGCTTGTCGCGGATGTATCGCTCAACGCCAGCGATGATCGCGCCGAGATCGACACCGGCCAGTCTTGCCACCAGAAACGATTTGGCGGCGGCTGGCTTGCCGACCTTGTTCGGCCAAGTCGGCCAGAATTGATTTTCGAACTCCACAGCGAGAGCGCGAGCCCGCTCGCGTTTCTCTGATTGAAAATCAGAGATATCTGGTTGTGGTTGTGATTGCTTAAGCAATGCATCTGGCATTGGTGTAGCATTGCTACCGCATTGCTTTGATCGTTCCTTGGCATTGCCACCCTTTCGTCCTGCCAAAGCCCGACGCTCGTATGACGCATTGGCGGCGGACAGTTCGCTCTCGATACGCTCGTGCCGCCACCCTTCGCCGAAGAAGTCTGCAACCGTATCGCGCGCGGAGCGCCATTCCTTGTCGGACATGCGTGCGATGCGGGCGAGCTTCCTGTCATCTGGCGGAAGGCCGCCATTTGCCCAATAGTGCATAATCAGCAGGAGATAAGCCCCGTGCTCAGCCGCACTCAGGTGACCGGTGTCGGCCAGATAGTCAGCGACGTAGAGAGGCATCCAAGGGCGGCTCATTGCGCGTTACGCTCCGCATATACGCGAAGGCCATGCAGAACGGTCGTATGGTCCCGCCCTCCACATGCC